ATGTATCATGGCAATATATTGTTTTTAGTTACAACGAAGACAAGATATCTGAAGCAATAAAAATATCAAAAGAAATAGGTGTGACATTAGAACTAAACTATAGTGGTAGAGACAATGGTGAGTTTCTTACACCTATAACTAAAAAACATCAAGAGACGATGATAGAAGGGAAAGAAGAGTTTAGACCAAAATGTTTATCTAAAACATCTGACAAATATTTAACACAAGAGAGAATGCCTTTTGTTACAACAAGTCAACAAGTAATACCATGTTGTTGGATTGATGAAAAATTAGATTGGGATGAGTACAAAGAACTTAATAATAAAGAAAATAATTTAAATAATAATAAAATAGAAGATATATTAAACGGTGAAATACTAACAAAATTTTATGATAAAATTACTAATGGTGATATACCAGAACATTGTAGAAAAAAATGTTCTACAAAGGTAAAGGGTAGTCGAGTAAAAGAAATTTATGTTAATGGTGAATTGATTCATGATAGATTATAACAACAACGGATTCTACAAAAAATCTGCTTACATAGATGTAACTACTAAATGCACACTACAGTGTAGCATATGTGAGAGAAAAGAATATGATTATAAGTCACACAAAATATCAGGTGGTGATACATCAATTGATGATTGGAATAAAATAACTGACTACTTTTCTCACATAATTTTAAATGGTGCAGTGGGTGATCCAATCTTTAATCCTAATTTGATAGAGATGTTAAAGATTGCAAAACAAAAAGATGTAAACATATCTATTAGTAATGCAGCTTCTCATAAACCAATGAGATGGTATCAAGAGGCCTTTGATGCAAATGAGGATGTTCAGTGGAGATTTTCTGTGGACGGTTTACCTCATCAAAGTTTTATCTACAGAATTAATCAAGACGGCGAATATCTATTTGAAGTAATGAAAGAGTGTAGAAAAAAAGGTATGGATGCCAGATGGCAATACTTAGTATTTAAATATAACGAGGATTATATACAAGATGCAATTAAACTTGCAAATGAAAATGATTTAGTCATAGAAATAAATTATACTGACTCATATGAGGATCGACAAAAACCTACAAAAAATTCTGACAAGTATATTAAAGATAAAATTTTTTCACCAAGATGTTTGAATGGAAATAAGTGGCCATACATAAGCACCGAAGGTCAAGTATTACCTTGTTGTTGGGTAGATGACGAAGTTCCCAAAAAATATTACAGAGGTGAGAAAGTTGAAGATAGATTGAATGTTTTTTTAGATGAAAAACTAAACATAAAAAATAACGATATGAACAATATTATGAATAGTGATATCTTTATTAACTTTTATGATGATATAATAAATAATAATATACCAGAATTATGTAAAAGAAAATGTTCATCATCTAGGAGATTTAATCAAAGACATATTGAAACATATTATGAAAACAAACTTGTAACGACAACAAACGAAAATCCAATATATAAAAAGGTTTACAATGGAAAATTATCTAGGAAATCCTAATTTAAAAAAAGTTAACACTTCACAAGAATATACTAAAGAACAAATTCTTGAATATCAAAAGTGTATGAATGATCCATTATATTTTATTGAATCATATATGAAAATTATTTCACTTGATGAAGGATTGATAGATTTCAAACCATACAATTTTCAAAAAGAAATGATAGGAACATTTCATAAAAACAGATTTACAATTTGTAAACTTCCAAGACAATCTGGCAAATCTACAATTATGTTATCTTATCTTTTGCATTATGCATTGTTTAATCAAAATATTAATATTGCTATCTTGGCAAACAAAGCTGCAACTGCAAGAGATTTATTAGGCAGATTACAACTTGCATATGAAAACTTACCGACTTGGTTACAACAAGGTATTATGTCGTGGAATAAAGGATCATTAGAATTAGAAAATGGATCTAAGATACTTGCATCATCAACATCAGCGTCTGCTGTTCGTGGTAGTTCTTACAATATAATATTTTTAGATGAGTTTGCTTATGTTCCAGCAACAATCGCTGATGAGTTTTTCAGTTCAGTTTATCCTACAATATCGTCTGGTAAATCAACAAAAGTTATTATTGTGTCAACACCTCATGGTATGAATATGTTTTACAAACTATGGAATGATGCAATGCACAAAAGAAACACATATGTTCCGATTGAGGTTCATTGGAGTGAAGTGCCGGGTAGAGATGAAAAGTGGAAAGAAGAAACAATTAAAAATACAAGTGAACAACAATTTAGAACAGAGTTTGAGTGTGAGTTTCTAGGATCGACTAATACACTTATTAATCCGACAAAACTTAGACAACTATCTTACAAAGACGCAATACAATTTAATGCTGGATTATCTGTTTACGAACAACCAAAAAAAGATCATGTGTATTTTATAACTTGTGATGTATCAAGGGGAACTAAAAATGACAACTCTGCATTTGTTGTAATGGATGTGACTGAGATACCATATCGTGTAGTTGCGTCATTTAAAGATAATGAAATAAAACCTTTAATGTTTCCACATAAAATAAACACAGTTGCGAAGGCGTATAATCATGCGTTTGTGTTAGTTGAAGTAAATGATATTGGTGAACAAGTATCAAATAACTTGCATTTTGATTTAGAATATGATAACATAGTCATGTGTTACATGCGTGGTCGTGCTGGACAAATCATGGGTGGTGGATATTCAGGTGGTAAAGCACAAATGGGTGTTCGCACAACTAAGGCAGTTAAAAAGTTAGGATGTTCAAATCTAAAACAAATTATTGAATCTGATAAAATGATTATTGAAGATTTTGATATTATAAACGAACTATCAACTTTTATAGTCAGAGGTAATCAGATACAAGCAGAGGAAGGATCGACTGATGATCTTGCGATGTGTTTAGTATTATTTGCTTGGGCATGTGACCAAACATATTTTAAAGAGTTAACAGATGTAAACATTCGTGCAAAGATGTTTGCAGAAACACAAAAACAATTGGAGTCTGATATGTCACCATTTGGATTTGTAGATAACGGAGTTGATGATCCATATCAAACAAGTGAATATGGTGAAGTTTGGACGACAGTTGATATACCAAAATTAGATGATTGATGTAATTGATACAATATGTAAAGATTCAATATTTAATTTTTCAGAAATAGAAAAAAAAGATATTGATAAATCACTTTCTACGTTATCATCTGATACGATAAAAAAAATTTGTGATACATATGATAGAAAAGATGACAATTGGGATTTTGAATTATTAGAATATTTGACTATGAATAAATTATTTAAAGAACATAATATCAAAACAGTAAAATGGTTAGGTGGTGGATCTAACATTGCATTCTTTTTGGCACAATTAGATAATCAAGTAGAATCATGTGTAACTATAGATATCAATTGGAATCCAAATAATTCTTTAATCACTGATAATATTAATAACGAAAAATACAAACAATATATTGATGAATTTAATTACACTGGTGAATACACTTTTAAGAATATTAAAGTTGAAGATGATCAAGATGATTTTGAATATGATTGTATAGTAAATGAAACACCACAATTCAATCCAAAATACTTACCTAGATTATATTTCTTTTTACATAATAGAGATAAACCTTGGTTAGATAAATTACCACAAATAAAAAAGTTTTACGATAAGGAGATGGTTATGCACAGATTGGCGATATATCATGACTGATATAGATTATTATTTTAGACACAATTGGAAACCAGACTATGATAAGTTTGAATTGACTGGTTGGAAATTATTAGATAAGATTGATAAGAATGCACACATTCTTGACATAGGATGTGGATATAATCTTTTCAAAGAACATTTTCCTAATTTATATGGAATAGATCCATACAATGATAAGGCAGATGAAGAAATAAAGTTTGAAGATTATCAACCTCACAAAAACTTTGATGTGTTTTTAGCACTAGGAAGTTTAAATTTTGGTGATGAAAAAACAGTTGACAATCAGATAAAACATCTCTATAATATTACAAAAAAGAATGATGTTATTATTTGGAGACAAAATCCTGGCTTGGGAGATCATCCTTGGCAAGGTGTGGAAGAGATTAAATTTTTTCCATGGTCGAAAGACTATAACGAACATTTCTGTTCGAAATATAATTTTGAATTGAAAACATTTATGAAAGATAAAGGAGATAGATATTATGTCGAGTGGAGTAGGACTTAGTGTTTTAGCAGTATATGGAATCATTGCTTTTGCAATGACATATTACTTTTCTAGAGGATATAACGACAATAAAGTTTCTTTCTTAGTGGCAAGACGAGAACTTGGCACGTTTCAAGGAAGTCTATCAGTCGCCGCCGCATGGTTATGGGCACCTGGTTTGTTTATATCTGCACAACAGGCATATGTCAACGGATTCTATGGATTATTCTGGTTCTGTTTAGGAAACTTTTTAACACTAGGTGCGTTTGCATATTTTGCCAAAAAGATACGAGAAGAGAAACCAGATGGGTTCACATTTTCAGGTTATCTAAAAGAAAGATTCAGTGGAAGGGTGCAAAGTGTATTCGTTATTGAAATGATGATACTTGCTGTGTGTGCCTTTGCCATAAACTTACTTGCAGGTTCAAAAACTGTTGAAACATTGACAGGTTTAAATTACAATGTTGTAACATTTTTGATGGCAGGTATTGCTTTGATGTACTCATTTAGAACTGGTCTAAAAGCAACTGTGATTACAGAGATAATAAAGATTGTCGTTGTATGGACGGGTGTGATTGTATTAGTGCCTTGGGTAATCATGAACGCAGGTGGTTGGGAAACTGTCACTGCTGGATTGAGTGGAATGAAAGATCCTACAATGTGGAGTATATTCTTAGGATTTGGTGCTGCCGCATTCTTAGGTCACATGGGTGGACCATGGGGTGATAATTCATTCTATCAAAGAGCATTTGCAATAAAGAAAGAAAGTATTATTAAATCTTTTGTTATTGCATCATTTATATTCATAGTAATTCCAATCTCTATGGGATTATTAGGATTTGTAGGTGCAGGTGCTGGATTACAGATTGATAATGTAGGAACTACAAACGCATTCGTAATCGCACATTATCTACCTGCCTTCGCAGGTATAATCTTTATGTTTATTGTATTCTCAGGTCTGATCGCTATCTTAGATAGTCAGTTTGCTTCTGTGGCAAACATGACAGGTCATGACATCTACAATAAATTTAAAACTGCAAATGGAAATATCACAGAAATACACTGGGCAAGATATGGAATGATCGCACTTGCAATCGCAGGTTTGATTGTTGCGAATATACCAGGTATGCAACTGTTATACTTATTTTTATTCTTTGCAGTTTTGAGAGCATCCGTATGGTTGCCTTCAATGATCTCTTTACTGAAACCCGATTGGATTACAGAAAGAGGTATGTTTTGGGGAATACTAATCGCCGCAACTGTAGGTGAAGTGTTATTTGTTCTAGGTAAACTAGGATACACAGATACAGCATTCTTAGGAACTATGATTGCAGTATTTGGATCACCAACACTTGCGTTAGGAATATCCAAACTTGAAAAATAATCTTCTTATCTTAACTGGCCCACAAGGTTCTGGTAACCATTTGTGGGCCAAAATCTTTTCATCTCATTCATCAGTGAATGGTTGGAGAATGAAAGATTATTGGCAAGGACATCACACTGAACCATTTAGTCATTGGTGGGAAAATCCAAATTGCATAGAAGATACTGGTCATCTCTATAATTTTACATCTATCTCATGTCCGTATGTAAGAAATAGATATGATACTTTCCCAAAATATGTTGATTTTATTAAGAGTGCAAAAAAGTTTTATAACGTAAAATTATGTTTGATAGGAAGAGACTATAACATAATACAAGAACAACAACGTAGAGTTAGAGGTGGTTTCACAGTTCATCATTTCTTATACGAAATAGACAAAGTTTTATTATTTAAGGATCTTCATTTTATATCCACTGAATTATTATACATGTATAAAAGAGATTATGTGGATTATTTAAGTAGGATATTAGATTTTCCTATTGATACAAATCACATGATAGAAATCGTTGATACAAATAAAAAATATATTAAACATGATTTAGAACCACAACCACTAGATGATGAAGTAAAAAAGGCCATAATAGATTCTGGCCCAGGGTCTAACATTCCAAGACAATTTCGTGATGACTAAAAGTAATTGGGAAGATGCAAAGAAAGAGTTTGTTACGCACATGAATTCATCGGATAAAAAAATACCACTACCGAATAAAAAATATAACATTATTTATGCAGATCCACCTTGGTCTTATCAACCCATGATGAATAGTTCTGCTTCAGATCATTATTCAACAATGTCACTGAATGAAATATGTAACTTACCAATAAAAAAAATAGCCGATGAGAATTGTATTTTATTTATGTGGGTCACATTACCAAAATTGAATGAATTTATGAGAGTGGTAGAGGGTTGGGGTTTTGAATATAAGTCAACTGCCTTTGTGTGGTGTAAGAAAAACAAAAAATCAGATAGTTTTTTTCTAGGGCTTGGTAGGTGGACTAGGGCAAACCCAGAAATTTGTATTTTAGCTACAAGAGGGAAACCTAAAAGAATGTCTGCATCTGTAAGACAATTACAAGTTCATCCTATTGAATATCATTCAAAAAAACCGGATATATTTAGAGATTTGATTTTAGAATTAGTGGGTGATTTACCAAGAATAGAATTGTTTGCTAGGAATAAAACAGAAGGTTGGGATTGTTGGGGTAATGAGGTATGAGTAAAAGTAATTGGGAAGATGCAAAGAAAAGAAGTAATTATCACTTCAATAATGATATAATAGATAAAAATAATATCAAACATATCGGAAAATTTATTGGATCATGGAAAAAAGAAGTTGATGAAGTAATAAATGATGCAAAAAAATTAAATTGGAGTAATAGAAGAGCATCCACAGATAGACCAAACAATGATGTTCAGGCAGAGGAAAATGATCTAATTAACGCAGGTGCTGATCCTAAAATGACGATATATCGTGGACTCACTGATTTTAGTAAGTGTAAAACTATACAAAAAATGAGTGAATATTGGGGATTAGATAAACTGAAAGCAAAAATGCATGTACAATTCACTGGTGAAGTATTGAATATGCATATAGATAAACTATATGATTTAGATGATGATCCTAATAATGTAATTAGAATTATGATAATGTTAGATGATTGGCAACCAGGTCAGTTTCTAATTTACGGAAATCAAGTATTTGATAGGTGGGAAAGTGGTCACATACATTATTTTGATTGGCAAAATTTACCTCATGCAACTGCAAACGCAAGTTTATATCCTAGACCGATGTTAGTTCTGACAGGTGTTATGACGGATAGAACTAGAGAACTTATAAAAGTTCAATCAAATCATTATCTAATTTAATCCAACAATTATGACAAAGTACCTTAGAACCTTCAATAAGAACTGTTATCTCTTCTCTAGAACCATTGATAGCAGTTGTTTTTGATTTCTTGCGTATCTCAGAATCATGAGGATGAAACTTCAAACAGACAGTTTCGGACTCACCACAACTGATACATGATTTATCGGATAGATGATTGTTTAACCATGCGACACGTTTATTGTAATGTCTTCTTGCAACTTTCTTTATCGTCTCTTTGTATTTTTCATAATGTGTCTGCATAATTATATTTATATATACTTAGTATATAAAAAGCATGATTTAGAAAAATTAATTTCTATAAATAATCATGAAATTACAAAGATATAATCTTAATAGGAGACAACCATGCCTAGTACATTCGGCGTTTCACCTGGCGTTCAGGTAAGAGAAGTAGATTTAACGAATGTCGTACCTGCAGTTGCAACATCAATAGGTGCAATCGCTGGACCATTCGAAAAAGGCCCTGTTTCTAGTGTGACTACTATCAGTTCCGAAGAAGAGTTAGTAGAGATTTTCGGTAAACCAAATGCTGACAATTTCGAAGTATTCTTTACAGCTGCAAACTTTCTAGGATATACAAATAACCTAAAAGTAGTTAGAACGGAGTCTGGTGTTTTAAACGCTGGTGCAAACAGTGGAATATTAATCAGAGACACAGATCATTATTTAAATTCATTTGCGGCAGGTCAAGGTTCACACGGTGAGTGGACTGCAAGAACTGCTGGAACATGGGGCAATTCACTTGGTGTTTCATTATGTCCAAGTGCGACTGCATACGAACAAGTTATTAGTTCATCAAGTCAAACAGTTGGTGAGGATGCTGCAGGTTCAACATCTATCGCTGTTGACGATATAGATTTAGCAAATAATGTTATCGCAGTTGGTGACATTGTATCATTCTTCCAAGATTCAGCAGGTGCGACACCTGTGACTGGTGAGACTGGTAAACAATATGAAGTTACTGCTGTTGATACAAGTGCCAAC